GGGCGCGAAAGGCGCCTGTTTTTAACGTATTTGGGTTTTGAAATGTCAGGGTATCAGTACCCTATGGAGCCAACCATGCAACCAACCGATCTGTTTGCCAAACAAAGGGCGTTGTTTGCGGCTAACGATGACATACAACGTGAGAACGAACGCTTGGCGGCGGTGCTGGCCGCGCTGGTGGTCGCTCTGGACAGTGCACCGCGCGATGAAGGGTTCATCGATGCTGTGCTTGACGAGGCGCGCCAGGTGCTGCGCTGGGACGATGTGTGAGGACGCGCCGCGAGATGCCCGCTAAACATTGTTTGCAATGCGGCCGACACATGCACCGCAAGCGGTACAACGGTCGGCTTGAATCGTTCCCAACCTTCGAGCGGCGCAAGTTTTGCGGCGAGGAGTGCGCCGGTGTCGGGCGGCGCGCGGTCAACCAAGGCGCGGTGAGCTGGCGCCACGATCCGATACAGCGCCTCGCGGCGGAAGGACACCAGGCGCTTCGCCAATTGAATCGCCAGGTCGAACGACAGCAACGGAGCATGAAACGATGAGCAGCTACCCACACTTTGACATCGGCAATGAACGCCGAGCACTGCGCGCCGGCAAGATGCGCGCGTTTCGCTGGACCGGCACCACGGATCGGATCACCGTTGAGGTTGAACACGACGGCGTGGTGATGAGTATTGAGCTGGGCGTGCTCGATGTGAGCGTCGAACCGGACGAAGCGGGGCGGATTTTCGATGCGGTTTCACGTGAAACGCCGGCGCCGGGATCGGTGGCTGAATTTGCGGTGTTGCAGTTTTGCCGGAACATCAATGGCACATGAGCGCCAGCGACGATCTGGTAACGGATCGCGCCGGCGTGGCGCGGATCTTCTCGGTGACGTTGAATCACGTCAACAAGCTGCGCGCGCGCGGGATGCCGCGCCTGGCGCACGGTCAATACTCGATACCGGCGGTAGTGCAGTGGCGCCTGGAGCAGCTGACCAACCGCGCGGCGCTCGATGCCGACGAGATGCCGGCGGCGGTCGAGGCGCGCACGCGGCTGATCGACGCACAAACCCAGCACAAGCACATCGAAATCCGGCGCCTGGAGGCGGAATTACTGCCGGCCGACGAGGTGCGCAACAACGTGCTTGGCTTGTGTCAGGTGCTGGTCACCACGCTCGAGGGGTTGCCGAGCCGCGCGGCGCAGGACTTGGCCGGCGCGACCACAACGGCGCAAGCCGTGGCGCTGCTCCGTGAGCACTGCCATGACGCGCGTGTCGAGCTTGAACACCGGATCGCTGATATGGCCGGCGATCTATCGCCTGGCGGCGCGGCTGGTCCGTCCGCCGCCGATCCGAACGGCGGCGCAGTGGGCGGACGCGGAGCGGATCGAACCGCCGGAGTCGCCGAGGCCGGGCCGCTGGCGGACGGATCACACACCCTACTTTCGGCCGATTCTTGATGCGTGCAGCGATCCGCGCACGCGCCAGGTGACGTGTATCACCGCCTCGCAGCTGGGGAAAACCGCCTCATTGATGAGCTTGATCGGCCACCGTTTCGGCGATGGGCCGCGCGTGCCGACGTTGTTTGTTTTGCCGACGCAACAAATGGCGGGTTCGATGAGCGCCGAGCGCGTGGCGCGTTTGCTGCGCGATTGTCCGGCGCTCGACGAACTGCACCTGAAAGGCAAGGCGAATTCGAAGTTTGAGAAATGGATCGGCGGCGTGCCGCTGCGCTTTGGATGGTCAGGCTCTGCGACAACATTGGCGGCGCATCCGACCGGCCTGGTGCTGATTGACGAGCTGGATCGCATGGGCCGCGACGTGGCCGGCGAAGGTGATCCGGTGACGCTTGCCAAGGCGCGCACCAAGAACTATCCGCAACCGCTGGTGGTGACCACCAGCTCGCCGACCGTCGAAGATGCCAGCCCGATCCAGTCGCTGTTCGACCAGGGGTCGCGCGAGGTGTACGAATGGGCCTGCCCGCAGTGCCAGGCGTATCACCGTCCGTTGTCCAAGTACCTGTCCTGGCCGGATGGTGCGACACCGGATGAGGCCGAAGCCGAGGCGGTGTACGCGTGTCCGCACTGCGGCGCGATCATTGCCGAGGCGGATCGCCTGGTCATGATCGACGGCGGGCGGTTTGCGGTGTACCTGCGCACGGCCGATGGCGACTATGAGCCGGCACACGTTGAGGTGTCGGATCACCGCCACCGGTCATATTGGGTGTCGGGCTTCTGCTCACCGTGGACATCGTTTGCAACGATGGCGCGCGAGCTGTGCGAGGGCTATCGCACACGTGAACCGGAAGTGGTGCAGGCGAAGCTCAACACCTATTGCGGCGAGCTGTGGCGCACGCGCGGCGATGCGCCGGACTGGCAGGAAGTGGCCACGCACGCGCAATCGTATGAGCGCGGCGAGCTGCCGCACGGCGTGCAGCTGGTGACGGTGGGCGTTGATGTGCAACACGACCGGCTGTATTGGGTGGCGCGCGGCTGGGGCGCGCAGGATGGGCCGATGGAGTCCTGGCTGATTGATTGGGGCGAGCTGCTCGGGCGGACCGATCTCGATGATGTGTACCTGGCGCTAACGGCGGTGCTGCGCCGCCACGAGCTGCGCGTGCGCCGGTGCTTTGTCGACAGTGGGTATAAGCCGGGTGTTGATTATTTCAAGCGGCCGGATCACCAGGTCTATCTTTATTGCCGGCGGATGTCGCCGATCTGCTACCCGAGCAAGGGCTACAGCGGGCGCAATCGGCCGGTCGAGCCGAACCGGATCGACTTGTCGGTCGGCGGCACCACCATCAAGAACGGCGTGCAGCTGTACCGGGTGGATGTGGACTATTTCAAATCTTGGCTGTACTCGCGGATCCGGCCGGCTGGTGAAGGTGCGGTGGATCTGTGGCACGTGCCGCATTCGATTGATGAGGAGTACTCGCGCCAGGTGGTCGCCGAGGAGCTGATCGTTAAAGCATCGGGCCACATGATTTGGCGCTGCCCGCCGACGCGCCCGAACCATTACCTTGACTGCGAAGTGCTGGCGACGGCGGCGGCGTATAGCTTGAACGCGTACACCCTGGCGCCGATTCAAGCGGCTGATATTGTTGCACCGCAACATCCGCGGCCGAGGTCGGGCGGCGGCGGGCGGTTTGAGCGGGGATCGTTGTGAGCACTGACGCGAGGCGAATGAAAGATTCAGGCGGAACCCCCAGCACTGGCGGGCCTGCGTGGGTTAGCGTGCGGGAAGACGAGTACGTAAAGATTAGAGCACGCATAGCCGAACTTGAAGACAGGCTGTTTGCCGCTGGTGAAATGTTTAACGCGCCGTGCTTTTGTTGCGGCTATAACGGGCCGGGGTATTACCAGCCGTCATCGCATCCGTGCGCGACTCGGCATCACTCGCTACTCAAGGAGTCATGCGAGTGAGTGACGAGCATTTCGACGTTATGCGAGCAGTGGCCACGGCAGCAGACTTGAAGACAGAAAACGCCGCGTTGAAGGCACGCATCGCCGAGTTAACCGACGAGCGCGACATCTACGCGAGGACGCTTGATAAGCGGGACAAGCGGATCAATGAACTGAAAACGGTGCTGACGCAGGTGGTGCGCGCGCGCACTGCCAAACAATCGGCCGCTAAATGACACGTCGCGTGGAGCATTATTTGGTGTGCGACAACAGAAAATGCCGCGCGCCTGGACAGCAAACATCCTTTCGTTTTCGTTCAGCAGAGGATGTATATCGGGCGTGCGTGCTGGCCGGTTGGGATATTGGTACAGCGGCGGGTCATGATCTGTGCCCATCCTGCGCGCGCCTTGCCAAACAATCCGCGCCGGGATTGCGCGAAATTGAGCTCAAAAAGTAGTGGTTGCGGCACGCTTGCGCGCGGGCATACTGCGAGCATGGCAGCAACCACCGGAATCGGATCGCAAGCGGACGCGCAAACGCGTTTGCAGCTGTGGCTCGATTGTGAGGAGGCGATCAGCCGAGGGCAGTCGTATGCCATCGGCGACCGGTCGCTGACCCGCGCCAACCTGACCGAGGTCATTGAACGGATCGGCTACTATCAGCGGTTGGTCGAAGGTTTCCGCGCCAAGGCGCTCGGCGCCGCATCCTCGGGCATTCGGGTGGTTAAATGGGTGGGATAATCTCACGCATGGCGCCGCGCTACGCATTGAAGCGCGAGTTGGCGCGCGTGGCGCTCGAACGGCTGTACAAGGCGGCGTCACCGTCGAACGCCAGGCAGTCGCCGACTGATTGGCGCTCCGGCGATGCGGTGATGGACCAGGCGCGCGCCAAGCTGCGCCAGTGGGGCCGGCACCTTGACGAGAATCACGATCTCACGCATTCGATTTTGAATCAGCTGTCTTACCAGGCGTCGCAGCTGGAAATCGAGCCGCGCGCGCTGACCCGCGCCGGCACACCCGCGACCAAGGTTAACGACGCATTAAAGAAAGCATGGATCAAGCACCGCGATCAGATTGACGCCAGCGGCGCGATGCCTTGGTGTGTGTTGGCTGCGGTCACCGCGCGCACGTGGTTTCGCGACGGTGAGGTGTTCGCGCAGCACCTTCTCTCGACCGGTGTGCGCTACCCCACCGCGCTGCCGTACATGCTCGAAGTGCACGAACCGGATCTGGTGCCGTTTGACTTGATCGAGGATGGACCGCCGCGCGTGGTGCACGGCATTGAAATCAACTCGCTCGGTCGGCCGGTGGCTTATCACCTGTATCGCACGCACCCTGGCGACAACCTGTCCGCCTTTTCGCGCACCGACACGCTGCGCATTCCTGCGGAGCAGATCACGCACCTGAAACAAACCAAGCGTCTCGGGCAAAAACGCGGCGCGTCGATTCTCGCGCCGGCGGTTACCCGGCTGTCGGACATTGCGGACTATGAGGAAAGCGAACGCCTGGCGGCGAAGGTCGCAAGCTCGATGTGCGCGGCCATCACGCGCGGCGCTGATTTTGTGAACACCACCACCGCCGTCGATGCGCAAAGCGGGGAGCGGCCAATGGAATTACAACCGGGAATGATTTTCGACACCCTGGCGCCTGGCGAACGGGTCGAGGTGATCGACACCAACCGGCCGAACACGGCGCTCGGTGATTTTCGCAAAGCGATGCTGCGCGCCGCCACGGCCGGTATCGGCGTGTCGTATTCAACCGCCACGCACGATTATGACGGCACGTATTCATCGCAACGCCAGGAGCTCGTGGAGAGTCGCCTGGCGTACGATGCAATGCGCGCGCACTTTGTTGCCGGGTTCCTGCGGCCGGTGTGGCAGCGCTTCGTGCAGGCGGCGCAGCTGTCGGGGCTGGTGTCGGTGATTGCGGCCGATCCTGAAACGCTGTTTGACTTTGAGGCCATCGCGCCGCCGTCACCGTGGATTGATCCGCAAAAAGAAGCGCGCGCCGATGAGATTGCGATTAACTCCGGCATTGAGTCGCGCCACGGCATTATTCGCCGGCGCGGTGGCGATCCGGCGCGCGTGGATGATGAACGCGAAATGGATAAAGCAAACAAACCGGAACCGGCGCCCGTCACGCCGACGTTAGAGGTGGTGAAAGATGAAAAGGCAGGCTGAATTGTTTGTGACCGACCGGCGCGAGCTGCACGCGAGTTTCGAGCGCGCGGCGGCGGACATCGGCGCGCGCACCGTGCCGATCACCATCGCGACCGATGCGCCGATCCCAGGGCCGAGCGGCGCGCGTGAAATCCTGCGCCACGATGCCGACAGCATCGATCTGAGTTACACCGCGCGTGGACTGCCGTTGCAGATTGCGCACAACGGCGCCGAGCTGCCGATTGGTCGCGTCGACCAGGTGCGCATCGACAGCGGCCGACTGCGCGGTGTCGCGCGGTTTTCACAAAGCACGCGCGCCGGCGATGTGTGGCAAGACGTGCTCGACGGCATTGTGTCCGACGTGTCGGTCGGCGCGCACATTGAACGCTGGGGCGATGTGGCCGACGACGGCACCATCACCGCCGAGCGCTGGCGACCGGTCGAGGTGTCACTGGTCGCGATTGGGGCCGATCCGGCCGCAGGTATTAATCGAACTTCAACTGTCACAACCCAAGGATCTGTTATGGATACTCCCATCGCTGCCGCTGAAAAAACAGCGGTGATTGACGAGCGCGCACGCGGCGCCGAAATTGGTGCACTGTTCTCGGGACTGACCGGCGAGCGCTGGTTGACGATGGAGCGCGACTTGTTGCGCGACGGTGCGAGCGTGGATGCTGCGCGCGTGCAGGTGCTCGCCGCGCTGAAAAGCGAGGCGGCGCCGACCGTCACGCGCGGCACGGCCGACACCGTGATCCGCGCCGGTGTCGATGGGATCGACGCCTGGGTGTCCGATGCCGAAGCGGCGTTGAACTTCAAATTCGGACTGGTTCCGGATGCCGAGCGCCAGGGCGCAGTCGCCGATCTGGATCGCAATCAGCTCGCGGGTATGAGCTTGCGCGAAATGGCGCGCGAGTACCTGCGGGTGCGCGGTGCGTCGATACCGGGCAACACGAATCGCATGGTCGATGCGGCGCTGAGTCTGCCGGCACTGGTGCGGCGTAATTTCTCGCACTCGACGTCGGACTTTGCCAACCTGCTCGGATCGAGCGCCGAAAAGGCGTTGATGACCGGTTACAACGAAGCACCGGAAACGTATGCGGCGTGGACGCGAAACGTCAGCATGAGCAACTTCAGGCAGCACACGTTTACGAACATGAGCTTGTTTGGTGATCTCGCGGAGATCAAAGAAGGCGGCGAGTACACCTACGGGACGTTCAGTGATCGCGCTAATACGGCCACGCTGGCGACTTATGGCAAAGGGTTCTCAATCACCAGACAAGCCATCACGAACGATGATCAATCCGCGTTCGTGGATATCCCGAGGAGGATGGGCCGCGCCGCTGCGCGCCAGGTCGGCGATCTGGTGTATGCGGTGATCACGGGCGACGTGAAGCTGAGTGAACAAGCGGGCGCGACGTTGTTCAACACCACGGACGGTAACCTGGCGAGTTCCGCCAGTGTGATCGACACGGCGAATATGAGCATCGCGCGCAGCGCATTGCGCACGATGACCGATCCGAGCGGCGCCACGTTGAACATTCAACCGGCGTACCTGCTGGTGCCGGCGGCGATTGAAACGACCGCACAGGTGTTCTTGCGCACGGCGGCGGCGCCAGGCGGCGGCAACAACGATGTGAACGTCTTTCAAAACTCGATGCAGCTGGTGGTCGAGCCGCGCCTGGATGCGGATGACGCGAACGCGTGGTACGTGATGGCAGCGCCAGGCGGCGAGGTCGAGACGGTGGTCGTCGGCTGGCTTGACGGTCGGCAAGAGCCGTACCTTGAATCCGAAAACGGGTTTGACATTGACGGGATGCGCTACAAGGTGCGCATTGATTGCACGGCGGCGGCGCTTGATTGGCGCGGCATGTATCAAAACGCAGGCGCCTAAGGCCGGACACACACACAAGGAATGAACGATGGCGACTAATTATTTGCAAGCGGGCAACACCGTTGAATACACGTGCACCGGTGCGGTGACCAAGGGCGATCCGATTGGATTACCGGCGGTTGGCGCGGGTCAGAAGTTTATCGGGATCGCCGAGGTGTCCGGCGTGACCGGTGACGTGATCACGCTCATGACCGAGGGCGTGTTTTCGATCACCAAGGTCGCCGCTGCGGGCGCCTGGGTGGTCGGTGATGATGTGTACCTGACCAGCAGCAAGACGTTCACCGAAACGGCGACCGCGAACGGCTACGCGGGTGTGGCCTGGGAAGCGGCGACGACAACGGCGACCACCGGCAAGGTGCGGATCAACTTTGGTGGCGATCCGCGCTAGGTGATGATTGGGAACGGTGATGGATCCGAAGGTGTGGGCGGCGATCATTATCGCCGCCTTGACCGGATCGGCAATGCCGATGCTGTCGCCGAAAATGCGCGCGGATGCGTTTACCGGCGCCGAGGCGAAAGAGATGAAAGTGGCGTTGCTGGAAACGATCCGCGCCGAAGCAGCTGCGTCACGTGAATCGCTGCTGCACCGTATAGAGCGTCACGAATATATGGGCCACGGGTCCGTTGAAGAGTAGCCGGCGAACGGTTAAAGGCTAAAGACATGAATTGCCTGGAACGCACCACGCTCCAATACCTGCGCAGCGTCAACGATCCTGATTACCCGCTGGTGGATTACCTGCCGATTGCGCCGGGCAGTCCAGAGCAGACGCTCATTGATACCGTGCCAAGGCAATATCTAAAGTTGACCGGCGACGTGCTGTCAGAAATGACACAGGGCGAAAAAGATGCGGTGGACGCGGCGCAAGCGGCTGCGCTGGTGAGTGATAACAGGGTTGAAGCGGTGGATGTGGCCGACGCGAACGACGGCACCGGCTTTCACGTTCGTGCACTGATTGAGTTACTGAACAAACGCGATAACTACCTGACCAACCGCATTGAAGAACTGCAAGCAGCGCTCGATGCCATGAAAGCCAGCACTGGCAATATCGCAGCGCTGCGCGATTCCATACCGGCAACTTGGTTGCCCACCAACACAAGGCCGCGACCGGACGCTGTGCAGGATTACAAGGACAGCATTACTACGGGCGGGGTGGACACCTGATGGCCACCGGGACAATTATTTTACCGATACTCGCGGCGATTCCAGATCCGACGTTGCCGCCCGCACTGAAGTTCGCTTCTGGGACAGCGCGTCCGTACCTTGCTTTCGACGGATCGGCGTCTATTGAAAAGTGTATGTGGACGTTTCGAATGCCGAGTGATTACGCCTCGGCTTTAACGGCAAAAATACAGTGGTCTGGAAGCTCAAGTACCACGGTGACGCATACTGTTCAGTGGTCAATCTTCGTGATGGCGCTAACTGCCGATACCGATGGCGCAGCGGATTCGGACAGTTATGACTCTGAAAACGTTGTCAGCGACGACATTCTGGGCACCACGGCGAAACGTATTCAGGAAGCGAGCCTAACGCTGACCAATGCCGATAGCGTGGCCGCTGGTGATTATGTGGCGATACAACTGGCGCGTGATTACTCTGACGCCGCCGACGATTTAGTCGAAGATGCTTGGCTTTGGGCGTTGTCTTTAGAATATACAACGAGCTAATGCGATGCCCGTTCTATTAAATGGTTCGACTCAATACCTGCTCGAGACGACTGAGCTTAGTAACACCGATGTTATGAGCGTGTCGCTTTGGGCGTATCGGGAAACAACTTCAAATCAGGCGTGTTTCTCTGTCTCACCTAGCGGTTCTCATTCTGGCCAAACGGGGATCTGGTGCAGCAGCGATAACCCTGCAACCGTCTACGTCTTTCGTCGCCCAACTAATGCCAGCGTTTCCGCCGCTGCAGCGGTCTATAGCTCGGGGCTTTCTAATAACACCTGGACGCATATCTTAGGGGTTTGGAACGCCGATACACTGCGTCAGGTTTATGTGAATGGAGTAGCTGGAACGTCGGACAGCACTGCTGCCAGATATGACGAAGCTTTGGTGAATATGGACGTGGGCCGGCTTGGCGACCACACGCCTAACTACTATTGGGATGGGAGCGTCGCGGAACTTGCGGTTTGGCCTGGTGAGGTGTTTGGCCAAGACGAAGCGGACGCGCTTTACAGGGGCAGTCCGTTACTGGTTAAACCCGACAAGATAGAGATTTACCTTCCCTTGCAACGCAGCGGGATTGATTTTATCGGGCCGCGCACCATCTCCGACGTTGCATCACCCACTTACACCGGGGAGCATGTTCTTGCGCCGCTGGGCTGGCCAATAAACGTCACCCGTGATGCAGCGGTCGGCGGAGTCACGAATCCGCACAATCCGTTCGGACATCCGCTGATCGGAGCTTTTGGAGGGCCGGTTTAGATGATCCCGTACATTGGCGACTTTGCGGAAGATGAAGAGATTTATCATTACTTCAACACGTTCGACAGTAACGATCCGTCGAGCAGCGTGACGATTACGAACTTGGCCGATACCGACATCTATGTGTACAAGGATGGTTCGGTGACTGATCTGGTTACCGATGGCGCAACGGTTGTGATTGACTTCGACTCCCGAACAGGTGTCCACAAGATAACTATTGACACCAGCGCCCACGCTGACTATTCAACGGGTTCTGATTACATGGTTCTGGTTGAGGGAACGACCGTCGACGCAGGCACCGTCACCGCGGCGCTATTCACGTTCTCGATTCAGAACCGCTATTCCGCTGGGGCGCTTCGACCGACCACCCCAGGGCGCACGCTTGATGTGACTGCCACGGGTGCGGCCGGAATTGATTGGGGCAATGTTGAAAATAAAACGACCGCTAACGATTTGAGCGGCACCGATATTCAACTGGCCGACACGGTTACGACAGTCACTGGCGGCGCAACATCCGCAGCACAGACAACGGCGCAAAATGACCTTGACCTGATTACCGGCACCGATGGCGCGACACTGGCAACGGCGCAAGCGCTTTACGCGCCCGCCAAGGCTGGCGACAACATGGGTGCCGTATCGAGCGTGACCGGCAACGTGGATGGGAGCGTTGGGAGCGTGGTGGCCGATGTGAACGCCGACGTGGTGAAAATCAGTACCAGCGCGACCGCTGCGGATAATTTGGAGGCGAGCGCGCTTGGGATTATCACTGGCGTGGCTGCGGCCGGCACGTTGACCACCACCACCATGACCAGCACGCTCACTGGCGCGTATGCCGATGATGAGCTGATCGGGCGGGTTATCGTGTGGACCGGCGGCACCGCCGCCGGCCAGGCGGCGACCGTCACCGATTACGCCAATACCGGCGAAACGTTCACATATTCGACAATCATCACTGCGCCCATCGCGGGCGATTCTTTTGTAGTGGTATAGGGGCAACATTATGGCAACCGGCGACGTTACATTATTCGATCAATTTCTCGTTGACATGGGCAACGCGGTGCACAATCTGTCGAGCGACTCGATAAAGATGGCTTACATCGGGAACGCAGTAACACCGGTGACGACCACCGCCGATCCGCGCTGGGGCGCCGGTGGCAGCACCAACCTGTCGACCGATGAACAATCGGGCGGCAACTTCACCGCCGGCGGTGTGGTGCTTGCCTCGTTTGCGTGCACGCTGTCGGCCGGTACGGTGCTGCTCGATTACACCGATCCGTCGCAGGTGGCCACCAACGCGAGCAATCCAACCGCTATCTATCACGCGGTGATCTACAACGACACCGCCGCCGGCAAAAATGCCATTGCAGCGATTGAGCTGGGTGGGCCGATCAACGGCGTTACGTCGGCGCTGACGGTCACGCCGAACGCATCCGGTTTAGCTTCTGGCGACCAGGTGTAACCAATGGCGATCACGCGGCTAGGGCTTGGCGGATTCTCGCGGGCGGCGCTTACCACGTCGACGGCGATTGTCGCAAGCCTTGCCACCTGGGCGTGGACACCGGCGCCGGCCACGGTCGCGGCGGATCGCACCGTTGCGGCGAACCTTGCGCAGTGGTCGTGGAGCGCGAACGCGGCCGGCGTGTCGTCGACCAGCACGATCAGCGCCAACCTTGCGCAATGGTCGTGGACGCCGAACACGGCCAGCGTTGCACTCGAGCGCACGATAGCGGCGAACCTTGCGCAGTGGTCGTGGAGCGCGAACACCGCCGGCGTTACGACCGACGCCGACACCGCGATTGCTGCCAACCTGGCACAGTGGTCGTGGACGCCGAACGCGGCCAGCGTATTACTTGAACGCACGATCAGCGCCAACCTGGCACAGTGGGCGTGGACGCCGAACGCGGCCGGCGTTGCATCGACCAGCACGATCAGCGCGAACCTTGCACAGTGGTCGTGGAGCGCGAACGGCGCCACGGTACAATTTGATGTCGACATCGCGGCAAACCTTGCGCAGTGGTCGTGGACTGCGAACGCGGTGGATGTGGCGTCGAGCGCCAATGTGTTTCGCACCGGCGATGCGCAGACGCAGGCGCTTGCCGATCTGGCGACGTTCATCGACGACACCGGCGCCTATGGTTCAATTGGCGAAT